CGAGGCCGCGGCCGCCGCGCCGCGCATCAAGGCACCGTCGCAGATCTACGGCTCGCGCGCCGCGTCGGTCTCGCACCTCAACGGCCGCGGGTAAGGCTCCCCCTCCCCGGTTTCACAGTTCCACTCCCCGCCCTGACCGGCGGGATTCATTGGAGAAAATCTCATGACTATGACCAAAGAGCCGGTACACGCCTGGGAGTTCGTGCTGTCCGAGGCGAACGGCACCCGCGCGCGGGAAAACATCACCGTGATGCAGGGCCAGAAGCTGGAGGCCGGCACTGTGCTGGGCCTGCTTTCTTCCGGCGCCGCATCCTCGGCCGCCGGCGGTAGCAACGTCGGCAACGGCACCATGGGCACGGTCACCGTGACCAGCCCGGCGCAGGTGGGTGCGTATGTGCTCACCGTCACCGCCGCGGCGGCCAACGCCGGGACGTTCTCGGTGGTGGCGCCGGATGGCTCCAGTGTCGGCACCGGCACCGTTGCCGTGGCGTTCTCGGCGGGCGGGCTTGCCTTCACCCTGGCCGATGGCGCAACGGATTTCGCGGTAAACGACACCTTCACCATCACGGTCACCAAGGTGCCCGGCCATCATGTGCCCTACGACAACGCAGCCAGCGATGGCAGCCAGGCGGCGGTTGCGGTGCTCGGCGCTTACGTCGATAGCACCGACCGCCACACGGCCGCCGCTGTGATCGCCCGCGAAGCGGAAGTGATCGGCGCGTTGCTCGGCTGGGGCACCAACGACTCCACCGGCATTACCGCCGGCAAGGCGGACCTTGTAGCACTCCAGATTCGCGTCCGCTGACCCGGAGCCTCTGACCCGAGCCCCGCAAGGGGCTTTTTTTTCGCCCTTTTTTTGAGCCGCAGGGCTCTGGTAGGAGAACCATCATGATCAACTGGAACAANCGACCCTTCGATATCGTCTCGCTGACNGCCGCGGTCAACGAATTGCCCTTCGTCCCCGGACGCATCGGCCGNATGGCCCTCTTCCTGGAAGAAGGCATGGCCACCACNTCGGCNGGCATCGAGAACATTCGCGGCACCCTGACNCTGGTCGAGCCNACGCCGCGCGGCGGGGTTGGCCAGCCCTATGCCGCCGACAAACGCGGCGTGGTGCGTCTGGAGACTGCGCACTTGCAACTCGACGGCGTGGTACAGGCCGACGAGGTGCAGGGGGTGCGGGCGTTCGGCACCAGCGACACCCTGCAAACCGTGGCGGATGTGGTCAACGGCAAGTTCGCCGGCATGTTCCGCAACCTCGACGCGACCATGGAGCATCTCTACCTGGGCGCCGTGAAGGGCAAGGTGGTGAGTGGTTCCGGTGCCGTGATGTGGGACCTGTTCAGCACCTTCGAGGTCAGCCCGCTCGCGGACGTGGACTTCGTGCTCGGCACCGCCACCACCGATATCCATGCGAAGTGCTTGAGCGTCGTGCGCGGGATGGCGGATCGCCTGGGCGGTGCGCCGCTGGCCGGTGTGCATGCCTTCTGTGGCGATACCATCTACGACAAGCTCGTCACCCACGCGAATGTCGTGAAGTCCTACGAGGCACAGCAGATGGCGCTCGCGCTGCGCGACAGCTCGCTGGCCTACAGCAGCTTCCGGTACGGCGGCATCACGTTCGAAAACTACCAGGGCTCCGTGGGCGGCGTGCCGTTCATCGCGGCGGACGAGATCCGGTTCTTCCCCGTAGGGGTGCCCGGTCTGTTCCGCACCTGGTATGCGCCGGCGGACTGGAACGAAACCGTCAACACGGTCGGGCTGCCGCGCTACGCCAAGCTCAAGGCGCGCGACGACGACAAGGGCGCCAATCTGTGGGCGCAGTCCAACCCGCTGGCGATCTGCACCATCCCCGCCGTGCTGCGGCGCGGTTTCAGCAGCAACTGATAGCGCGTTAACCCACCAAGCTCCGGCGGCGCTTGCCGCCGGAGCAGAGGAACCTGTCATGTCCGAGCAAGAATATCGTGTGCTCCGACCGCTGCTCACCGATGTCGGTGGCCAGTTGAACGTGATCTACAAGCCGGGCGACCCCATCGTCATCGAGGACGCAGCCCGCGCGACCTATCTGATCGATGCCGGATACATCGGCGATCCCAAGGCCGCTGCGGAGACCACTGCCCATGCCGCGATCACCAGTGATGCGCCGGACCTGGATGATCTCGATGATGCCGACTCTGAGGCTGACGATGCCGAAGAGGACAGCACCGAAGAAGACGATGCTCCCGCCGCGCCGGCCAGCAGGCCGCGCCGAACCCGCGGCACTAAATAGCCGTGGCGACTCTGCACGAAGTACGCACCCGGGCGCGGGCGGATCTGCACGCCAAGGCCGGTCTGTCCGCCGTCTATGACCCGCCCGGCGCAGGGGCGACCGTGCCGGTGACGGTGCGGGTGCAGCAGGGCGCGCGGCTGGTGCGCCAGGGCGGGGGTGAATTCGAGACGATCGAGCTCGATGACGACTCCGTCACTCTGGTGTTTGCCCGCAGCGAACTGCCGAATCCCGAGGTGGGCGCGGTGGTGACCGTCACCGAGACCGCGGAACAGTTCCGGCTGGCGCGGCTCGTGGGGGTGACGACTCTCGAAACACGCGCGATCGTGGAGCGTGTCTGATGGCGTATGCGATTGCGACCAAAGGATTGAGCGGCTATCGCGACCTGCTCGCGGCCATGCCGCAACAGACGCGGCAGGCGGCCCGCCTGGCGATCAACACCAGCGCCAAGCGGGGACGTGCCGATGGCTCGCGGCGCATTCGCGGGCAGGTGCGGTTCACCGCCGGCTACCTGAATCAGCCCGGCCGGTTCCATGTGTCGCGGCTCGCCACCGACATCGACGCCACGGCGGTCATCTCGGCGCGCACCGAGCCCACGTCGCTGGCCCGGTTCGCCACCCAGGCGACCCGGGGCGGCAAGCGTGCCGGCCTGCGCATCGGGGTCAAGCAGGGCGGCGGCCGTCCGGTGCTGCGCTCGGCGTTTTTCATCAATCTGCGCAGTGGCAACCGGGGCGTCGCGGTGCGCAGCGCNGTGNTGANCAANCTCAATTTGCGGCGGGTGGGGGTGGTCGGCAAGGCCAGCAAGAACGGCTATGTGCTGCTCTACGGCCCCAGCGTGGANCAGGTGTTCCGCACCGTGCGCGAGGACATGGTTCCCGGCCTGTCGGCATTCACCAACGCGGAGTTCCTGCGCCAGTTCTCACGACTGAGCAAATCGAGGNCGCGCTGATGTCNAANCGCCTGGATATCCTGACCGCGCTCACGGGGCATCTCGAAGGCATTGCCCCGCCGTCCTATACCAATGATCTGGCCGGCCGCGTGCATCGCGGCAAGCCGGCGTTCGGGCTCGAAATGGCGGGTGCGGGCTTCGTCACCATCCTGGAGCCGCCCGATAAGCGGGATCTGACTCTGGCACCCCAGCAGCCGGACCGGCGGGCGTTCCGCTGGGAGCTGGAATTGTGGGGCATTTCCGGACCGCCGGCCGATGCCGCGCACCCGACGGATGAAGCCTACCTGCTGCTGGATGATCTGCGCCGCCGCATCGCCTGGATCAACCTGAATACCAATGTCGTGGCCCCCGGCCGCGTCGCCCGCGTGCTCAACGGCCTGGTGGACGGCCGCATCGCCAGCGGCGCCGGAGTGGTGCTGCCGCCGGACCCGCAACAGGCACGCCCGCGCGCGGTGTGCGTGCTGACGATCGAAATCCCCCTGGTCGAGAAAATCGAATGAGGAAGCCCATGAGCAAATCACGCCCCGACGATGAACCCGCCATCGAAACCCTGAAGAAGGGCCTGCACTGCTGGGAGCTCGACGAAAAAACCCAGCAACGCACCTTGCACGAATACAAGGCCGGCGACCCGGTGCCGGCGCATCTCACCGCGCAGCAACGCGAGAATCTCGCCGCCCAAGGCGTTTTGTAACCCCAGCGACCTGTAACCCCAGCGACAACCGTCGCACAGCCACGAGGAGCCTGACATGGCCCAGAGCATCTATACCCTTGACGATCTGGTGATCCCCCGCGGGATCGTGTATTTCAATCCGTTCAACGCCGCCGGGGCACCCACCGGGGAGATCGACCTCGGCGAGACCGGCGGGGCCAGCATCAGTCCGTCGACCACCAACCTGCAATACTACAGCTCCCGCAGCAAGCTCCGGCAGGAGACGCGCAACGTCCCGACCTCGATCAGCCGGGAGTTCTCGCTCACCATCGACAGCATGAACATGTACAACATGGCGACCTTTGCCATCGCCGATCTGAGCGTGATCACCAAGACCGCGACTCCTGTGGTGGATGAACCGTTCACCGCGTTGCAGGGGCGCTGGTACCAGCTCGGCGGCAATACGCCGGCCCGCAATGTCACCGCTGTGACGGTCACCGGTGCCGGTGGCACGCCCACCTATGTGCTGAACACCGACTACGTGCTGGATGCGGCCAATGGGCGGATCCAGATCGTGTCCGGCGGCGGCATTGCGGACAGCACGGCGATCCTGGTGGACTACACCCCGGCCGCGGAGACCCGCAACCGCGCCAGCGGCGGCACCGAAGCCAAACGCGGCGAGCTGCGCGTGATCAGCGACAACGCGGAAGGCAAAAACAAGGACTGGTGGTTCCCCAGCGTGATCATGCAGCCGAACGGCGAAATGCCGGTGATCTCGGCGGATGATGCCTGGGCGCAGATGGCGTTCACCGTGGGCATCCAGAAAAAGACCAGCCTCGCGGCGCTCTACATCGACGACCGGGCGGTTGGCTGATGGCTGGCCTTGCCGATATCGATGTCCCCACCCGCACTATCACGGTCGGCGCCGGCGCCGTGGTGCTGCGCGGACTCTCGTTCGAGGAGATCGGCGCGCTCATGCTGGAGCACGCGGGCGCGTTCGAGGGCCTGGAGCGCGCGTTCCGCGAGAACGTGGGCGGGGATGGGCTCGCGACCCTGATCAACATGGCGCCGCGCCTGATCGCGCACGCCGTGGCGATTGCGGCCGATGAGCCGGACCAGACCGACAAGGTGCGCCGGCTGGGCGCTGGCTTCCTGCAGGAGGCGGCGCTGGCCGTCTGGGAGCTGACCACGGAGCCCGCCGGCGGGGGAAAGAAGTTCATCTCGCGCTTGACGCAGTTGTTCAGCGCCGCGCGGGAAAATCTGCCGGTCGCACTAAAAAGCCCCGAGCAGGCAGCCGTAAGCCACTGACGGCGCCGGCGCACTGGTATGTGCGCCTGGCCCGTGACGTGACGCTGCTGCGTGCCAACGGGCATCTCGAAGCCGTTCGCTACACGCCCTGGAAGATCAGCCTCGAAGCCGCGCTCGTCCGCGAATACCTGGGCGGCCAACAGGCGCATCTGGCGGCGCTGGTGAGTGCCGCCATTGGTGCTGCGCTCGATCAGAAAAGCGCCAGGTCCTTCGGCGAAGTCATCGCCGATCTGCTCAATCCCGATTGATCCAACGAGTCCGCCATGGCCAAAGTGAGTCGTTCCGACGTCGAACTGGTTTTGACCGCGCGCGACGAGGTCACCCGCACCCTGGCGGAAGTCTCCGCGCTGCTCGACAAGCTCACCCAGGACGCCGAGCAGGGCGGCCGTGGCATGGCGAGCCTGGACGCGCGCGCCGAGCAGTTGCGCGGCACGCTGGAGGGGCTGCGCGAGGCACAGGGCGACCTGATCGCCAAGGGGCGGCTGGTCGAGCAGTTCAAGCGCGAGGAACAACAGCTATCGCGCCTGAACGAGCGCTTCCGGCAGGCGGCGGCGGAGGTGCGGCGGCTGCGGGAAGAGCAGCGCGCACAGGCGTCGGTCCCGGCGGCCCAGCGCGTCAATCTCGGCCCCCAGACGGAAGCCGCGCAGGCTGCCGCGCAACGCACCAACCGGGCCTTCCGGGAGATGCGCGAGCAGGTGCAGCGCACTTCGGCGGAGCTGAACCGTCAGGGGGTGGCGACCAACAATCTGGCGGCCTCCGAACGCCGTCTGGTGGCCGAGGCCCAGCGCCTGCGCACCGCGCAGGATCAGACTGCCGCAGCGCTGGCCAGGACCGCCAACGCGAGCCGTTCGGCAGGCGCCGGTCTGCGCGCGTTCGGGGAGAATTCCCGTCGTTCGTTGTCGATCACCCAACGTCTGCGTGGGGAGGTTCTGTCGCTCGCCGCGGGCTATGTCGGCCTGTTCGGTGCCGCGCGCGAAGTGGGCGATCTGTTCAGCGCGGCGCAGGAACAGGCCCGGATCGAGAGCGGGCTGCGGGTGGCGTTCGACGCCGATGAAGCCAAGGTCAACGCCGAGCTGGAGTTCCTGCGCCGGACATCGGATACGTTGGCGGTGTCCTTTCTGGATCTGGGGCGGAGCTATTCGCAGTTCCTCGCGTCGGTGCCGGAGGGCAACTTCACGCTGGAGGAATCCCGGCAGATCTTCGTCGGTCTCGCCACCGCGGGTAGGGTTGCCAGGCTGTCGAATGATCAGGTGGAACGCTCCTTCCGGGCCATCATCCAGATCGTCTCCAAGGGGACGGTCCAGATGGAAGAGCTCAGGGGTCAGCTGGGGGATAACCTGCCGGGCGCCCTGCTGCTGTTCGCCGATGCGAATGGTTACGCGATCGATCAGCTTGAAAAACTGGTCGAGCAACGCGAAGTCACGTCCCGCTCCCTGATTCCCTTCGCGGAAGAACTGGAAGAGAAATTCGGCAAGGACCTGCCCAAGGTGCTCGCCGAGCCTGTGGTGGCGCTCGACATCCTCAAGGTCAAGTGGGAACGCACCCTGCTGGAGATGGGTGAGGACACCGAGATCATCGAGAGCCTCGCCGANGCNATGCGGGCGCTCACCGAATCCCTCGATGATCCGCAATTCCGCGCCGGCCTGGAGAGCATCGCCAACGGCATTGCAGCGCTGGTGCGGCTGGTTCCGCCCCTGATCGAGAATATCGGCGCCATCGGCAAGGCATTCGCGGCTGTTGGGCTCACTAAGGTCGCGGTCAGCCTCCTGGGCGTGATCGTGCGCGTGCGGGAACTGATCGTGGCGGGCAAGCTGCTCGCGGCGGTGGCCGCAGGCGCCTCCGGCCCGGTGGGTTGGGCGGTTGGGCTGGTCACACTGATCGCCCTGTGGGGCGATAGCGCCGAGAAGTCCACCCCCAAGATCGCCGATTTGCGCCGGGAGTTGGAGGGGCTGCGTAGGGCGCGCGAAGGCCTTGGCGCCGGCACGGTGAATGCCGAGATCGAGACCACCGACAAGCAGATCAAAAAAGTCGAGAAGGACATTCGCACGCTCCAGGGCATCCTGGAAGGCTCGTGGGATCATTTCACCAGCGCACGTATTCAGGAGGCCCTGGACAANGAATTCGAGCGCCTCGATCTGCTGGTGCAGAAGCGCGACGAACTGAGCCCGGTCCGCCCTGCCCGCGCAGGTGTTGTTTCCGGCAGANGGGCCCGCACCCAAACCGTCGGTACCCGCGGCGCCCGCGCTCGATCCGGACGCCATGGAGGCGCTCGCCGACGCCATCGAAAAGGCGAATGATCGCATCGCGGAGCTGAACGCCGACACCCTGGTGCAGAAGCTCGCGCTCATTACCCGCAAATACCAGGAACAGGCGGCGGCGGCGCGCGCCACGGCGGACACGGCGGACGATGCGCTGGTCCAACAGGCGATTGCCGCNGANCANCGNGTGNTGCGCCTGGAGACCGAGAAGAAGCTCACCGACGAGCTGNCCAAGCTCCAGCAGGATGTCGACCGCCAGGGCGACCGTGGCCTGGCTGGCCAGCTGGCAGACCTGCGGGCGCAGTATCAGGGCCTGATCGACAGCCTCACNGAACTGGGACGCACCGATCTGGCGGCACGCGCCGCCGGCCTGGTGGAAGAGCGGGTCGGCGGGGAAATCGCCGCGGTCAAGGACAGGCTGCAACAAGANTTGCTCGAATTGCAGTCCGACGACGGCTCGCTGGANGCGCGCCTGGANATCGTGCGCCAGAAATACCAGGCCACCATCTCGGCGCTGAACGGCGTGGATGCCGAAGGCGCGGCGCTGGCCGAACAGCTCATGAACCGCCGGCTGGATGCGGCCCANCGCGCGTTTTCCGCCGAGCGCATCCAGGAAGCACANGCCGAGATCGACAAGGCNCTGGAANTGCGCAACGCGATCATCCAGCGCATCGAGGCACAGCGGGAAATCGGCAACCTGACCGCGCGGGAAGC